GACATGTTGCCCACCACGTCCGATCTCCTGCTCGATCTGGCGGACGGCATAGGCCACGGTTTCGCGGCCCTTGAGATTGAGTGGACGCAAACCGGCGGCCTGCATATCCCGGCGGCCTTCCACCACCGCCCGCAGAGCTGGTTTCAGGTCATGCGGGACAACCGCAACGTGCTGCGGTTGCGCGATGGTTCCTATGAAGGGGCCGAACTGTGGCCGTTCGGTTGGGTCATTCACACGCACCGCTCGAAATCCGGGTGGCTTCCGCGCGTGGGGCTTTTCCGCACGGTGGCGTGGGCGTACCTGATCCGAGCCTACGCCCTTGAAAGCGCGATCCTGTATACACAGGTCCACGGCCTCCCATTCCGGCTTGGGAAGTACCCGCCCGGAAGCTCCGCCGAAGACAAAGCCGCGCTCAGAACCGCCCTTGCCAATCTCGGACGGGACGCTTCCGGCATTATTCCGCAGGGTATGGAAATTCTTTTCGAGTCGCCCGCCAATGCCACGCAGGACATCCCGGGCATTCTTGTTACCCGGTGTGAACAAGGCATGAGCAAGGCCATTCTCGGCGGGACGCTCACCACGCAGGCGGACGGTAAAACGTCCACCAACGCGCTCGGCGAAGTTCACAACGAAATCAGACATGACATCCTCACGTCCGACGCCGCGCAGATCGCCGCGACGATCACCCGGCAAATCCTCGCTCCGCTGGCCTATCTGAACTGCGGCGTCAGCGATCCGGCACTGCTCCCATACTTCCGGTTTGACACAAGGCAGGCCGAAGACATCAAGGTCTTTGCCGATGCGCTTCCGAAATTGGCATCGGTAATGGACATCCCGGCGGCGTGGGCGCATGAGAAGCTGAAAATTCCGCAGGCCGAAGAAGGGGAAAAGGTGTTGTCCGTGAAGGAAACGTCCGTGCCGCAACCGCCCGCGCCCCTGACGGCGCAGGCCAGAGCCGACGGCGATAAAACGGACCCGTTCCCGGACCAGACTATGATCGACGACATGGCTCCCGACGCGGAGCTGTCGGCGGCGTGCGCCGAACTGCTCGCACCCCTTTTTGACGAAATCCGGGAGGGTGTGGAGCCCGCCGAGCTTTTGGTGCGCCTTGGCGATCTGTATCCGAAGATGGACACGGCGAAGCTGCAAGAGCTTATGGCGCGGGCGATCATGCTCGCAACCATCATCGGCGAAGCCAGCGCGCGGGAAGAGGCCGATGCAAACGCCTGATCTCGTCTACGCGCTGGGGCTCCCGCCGCGTGACGCCGTGGCCTACCTTGAAAGCAAGGGCATTACACCTACGCGGCATTGGTACGACATTTGGCAGGAGGCGCAGGCCAAGGCCGTCACCGTATCCGGCATGACCCGGTTTGATCTTCTGGAAGACGTCAAAAAAGGGTTGGTTGACGCCGTCAAAAACGGCAGGACGGGAAAGATGTTTATTGACGATCTGGCCCCGATCCTGCGGGCGAAGGGCTGGACCGGGAAGCGACAGAGCGTCAACCCGAAAACGGGAGAGGTGACGGAAAGAGGGCTGGATCTTCCGGCGCGCCTGTCCCTGATCTTTTTTCAGAACGTCCAGAGCGCCTACATGTACGGGCGTTACCGGGCCATGCTCGCCAACGCGGAGGAAAGGCCGTGGTGGATGTATGTCGCGGTACTCGACAGCCGCACCCGCCCACACCACCGGGCGCTCCATCGCAAGGTCTTCCGCTATGACGATCCGTTCTGGAAAACGCACTATCCCCCCAACGGCTTTTATTGCCGCTGTCGGGTGCGGGCGCTTTCGGACGTGCAGCTTGAACGGGAAGGGTTGACCCCGGAGAGCGGCGAAGGCCGCATGATAAGCCGGGAGGTTGTCGTCAACCCCCGCGCCCCGGAAAACCAGCAGGTTATCCGGGAGGTATGGGGCTGGCAGGAAAGACCGGGTGGCCTCACACATTGGACGGACACGGGCTTTTCGTACAGCGCGGGCTATACGACCTATCAACTTGACTGCGAGCTGGCGCAAAAGCTGGAGCTTATCAAAAGCGATGCGCTCTATGCCGAAGTTGTGCAGGCTATCAACAACGCCCCGGCCCGGCACGCGGCTTTCGGCTTGTGGATAGAGGAAAAGCTGGCCTCAAAATGGAAGACGGGCGACGCCGTGGTGGTGGGGCTTGTGCAGCCGGAAGTGGTGGCCGCCGCCAAGGCCGCCGGGCTGGACCCGGCCCGCATCGCCGTCATGACGGACAAGAAAGCCGTCCATGTAGACAGGGGGATACATCAAGAAGTGGGAAAAGCCTTGTCATTGGAGCAATACAAGGCACTGGCGAAAAATTTTGCCGATCCCGAGGCGGTCTATTGGGACGTTTCCCACAACAACGCCTTGTATGTATTCCCTGACCCCGATCCGGAGTGGTGCGTCATCATGCCGCTTTCCATGCCGTCCGGGGACACTAGAGCGATGAAGAAGATAGGAAAATATGACGGGGTTGCAACGGCCTATCGAGAGAAGAGGTGGGAGATAAAACGACGCGGAATGGCTGAAATAAAATTGTCCCGCAAGGACAGGAATTGAACCTGTATAATCAGCGCTAGCGATGCTCACCGCCCCATTGCCAATTCGGGGGACACTTGCGGGATTTCTTATAAAATACCTTCTTCCATCTGGGGAGTCAATGAGCGAACTTATCAAAATCAGCATATCCGACGAGGCGTTGCGCGTCGCTCTGGGGAGGCTCATCGCGTCCCTGACCGACACGACGCCGACCATGCGTGCGCTGTCGGAAATCATGATCGACGCTTCGGCCCGCGCCTTCCAGAACAATGCTGATCCCTCTACAGGCACGCCGTGGCAACCGCTGTCGGCGGCAAGGCAGAAACAGCGGGAAGGCAAAGGCCGCTCCGTTGTCAACATGTTGCAGGACAGCGGTCTGCTCGTGGGAAGTATTGCGAACACAGGCGGGCGTTATGCCGTGCGCGAGATCGGCCCCGGCTACGCGCTTGTCGGTACGAACGTCCCCTATGCCGCCATTCACCAATTTGGCGGCAAGACGGGGCCGCGCATCATCCGGGCGAAAAAAGGCAAGGCGCTCAAGATCCCGGGGATCGGATTCCGGCGATCCGTGAATCATCCGGGATCGGTTATCCCCGCCCGCCCGTTCCTGGGCGTCGGCCCGACGGACATCCAGGACATGCTC